GTCGGGAACTCGGCTAGAAGCCTCGTAATTTGTTGAACATCTGATCAAAACTTTGAACAGTTGCCTTAGCTATTACATAGCCACCATTCTTCCTAACCTTAAAACGCTCTGAAAGAGCGTCCGCAACACCACGCGTACTTAGTCGAAGGGATACCTCCCGTAACTTTTCGGCGTAGCGCAACTCAGGTGATTTTAATTCTGACTGTCGATAATTAAATCTACAGTAATTGAATTGAAACCAGCCCTGAGAAGACATGGCTACTTTGCTAAAAGTAGCTCGTGGATAACAGGCTCTAAATCGATCGATATCATCGAAGATTTTGAGACCTGCATCATCAGGAAAATAGTTCGGCACTACCTTGATTTTAATCTGGTAGCGTGAACACAACTGCCAAAACAAGTCAAGAGATTTTGACTCATACAAGTATCTTAGATTTCCTCTAGTCTTTCTCAAGACAGGAAGAATCTTATTATACGTTGTATAGAGCCAAGGCTCTAGGCTTGACCTAGCAGTTGAGGTGGGGGCCTTGATACTAAAAGGCCGTACGTCAAATCCTCGGAGGTAATCTCCTCCGCAGGATTCTCTAAAGCCAGGTTCTGGATCGTAAAAGGATTTCTCCTTATTTACGATAAAACCAACGGACTCCATTATGGAGACATAGTTGGCCGCAGAATCTGTCGGCAAGATGCAATCGTCACCAAAAACAGTCACCTTCTTCAACGCATTTCGCGTTGGGAGGACTGAGAGTTTATGACCCTCAGTCAGACTATCTTGGTAGACAACGGCAGCCGCCATGCTATAGAAGATGAGCGTTTCAAGCGGAAAAGTAACCGCATTACCCATTGTCGAGAACATAGCAAGATCTACTAATGAACCATTATGGTCCATTTTCGAAGATCTTACTCTGTCTAGACGATGAAACCAGTCAGGTGGTAACAACCACTTAACTAGGTCATAAGACATACAATCAGAAGCGGAACTGAAATCGATCGTGGACAACTGTCCCGTTATCGAACCTTTCAGGGCTCGCTCTTTTTGTATATCAGGTAAAAATCGCACATCCAACCCAAAAGCAGCTAGACGATCGTACATACATTCCATGAGACCTTGTTGGAAAAACATATTCCAAGTAGGTTCAATGGATATAAAACGATCGATCTTGTTGTTTTTAGGGACTGTAGTAGCTCGTGACTCGTTTGTTTTGAGATATTTAGGAGAATGATTCTCCTGTTGTCGATTGAATTCTTCTATCGACGCAGCTAAAAAAGGATTAAACTGCAAATA